ATCGTCATTTCGGGTGGCCCGGAGGACCCTGCGGCGTGGGATAAGCTGACCTCTATCCTTGGCCGCACATGGACCCATGAAAGTGGCGCTGTCATGCAGCTGTCCAAACTCGCCATCGACACCGGCTATGAGGCTCCTGCCGTTTACGCCTGGTCGCGGGCGGTCGGTTATGCGCAGGCAACACCGATCAAGGGCGTAGAAAGCTTCAACCGGTCAACCCCGGTGTCGGGGCCGACCTTTGTCGATGCCACCATCAGCGGCAAACGACTGCGCCGGGGTGCGCGGCTCTGGACCATCGCAGTGTCGACATTCAAGGCGGAAACCTACCGCTTTCTGCGGCTGGAACGCCCAAGTGATGAAGATCGCGAACGAGGCGTCTGCGATGCGCCCGGCACCATGCACCTGCCCAACTGGGCCGACACCGAATGGCTGAAGCAGTTGGTGGCCGAGCAGATGGTCACGGTGCGCAACAAGCGCGGCTTTGGTCATCAGGAATGGCAGAAAATGCGGGAGCGCAACGAGGCTCTGGATTGCCGGGTTTATGCCCGCGCCGCCGCATGGATCCTCGGGGCTGATCGCTGGGACGACGCCACATGGCGGTCGCTGGAAAATCAGGCGGGCGTCCAAACCAAAGTGCCGGTGGTCGTAGCGCCACCCGAACCGACGGCGCCCACTGCCGGAACAGTCCTGACACCGCGCCGCCGCCGTTCCGGTGCGGTGACACCGACCTACTTGAGGAAATGACGATGACACTGGCAGAAATGCAGGCGCTGCTGGCGGCCCTTTTGGGCATGCGCTTTGGCGGGGTGCGGTCGATTACCTACGACGGCCGCCAGATCACCTATGGCTCAGACGCCGAACTGGCCACGGCGATCTTCGATCTGGAGCGGCGGATTGCGGCGACTGACACCACGGTGGCGCGGTCGCGGGTGTCACGCCCGTTTGCCAGCAAGGATCTCTGACAATGGCAATCACCAGTTGGCGGGCCCGTGTCGGCGCATGGGTCGGCGGATTTGGCGTAGCCGGTGGCTTTGATGCCACCTCTGGCCAGCGCCGTTTGAAGGGTTTTGTCACCTCGCGCGCCCATGTCAACGCGTTGATCGCGACCTCGGGGCCGGAGATGAACGCCCGCGCCCGCTGGCTGGTCCGCAACAATGGCTATGCCGCGAACGCCATCGAAAGCTGGGCGGCGAACACGGTAGGCGATGGCATCAGCCCTAATTCCAGCATCGCGACAGCCTCGCGCAAGGATGCGGTGCAGCGGCTTTGGCTAGCTTGGACTGACGATGCCGACGCCGAGGGGCTGACGGATTTTTACGGATTGCAACGCCGCGCCGCTCGCGAGGTGTTCATGACCGGCGAAGTGTTCCTGCGCTTTCGCCCGCGCCGACCGGAGGATGGTCTGACAGTGCCGCTGCAAATCCAGATGCTGCCGTCAGAAATGTTGCCGCTGTCGCACAACGCGACGGATGCCAATGGGAACGCGATCCGCCAAGGCATCGAGTTCGACCTGCTGGGCCGCCGCGTGGCCTACCACTTCCTCCGCCGCCATCCGGGCGACAGCACCGATCCCGGCCTCTCCGGCGAGACCGTCCGGGTGCCCGCCACCGACGTGCTGCACATCATCGACCCGGTCGAGGCCGGGCAGTTGCGCGGTGTGTCGCGCTTTGCCCCTGCCATCGTGAAGCTGTTCCTGCTCGACCAGTATGACGATGCCGAACTCGACCGCAAAAAGGTCGCGGCGATGTATGCGATGTTTGTCACCTCGCCCGCACCAGACAATCCCCTCGCTCCACCTGACGAGGAATATGAAGTGGCGCCGGGTCAAGTGGTCCGCCTCGATCCCGGCGAGGATGTAACCGTCAGCGCCCCGGCAGATTCCGGCTCCACCTATGAGCCGTTCCAATACCGAACCCTGCTGCAAATCTCGGCAGCGCTGGGCATCCCCTATGGGTACCTCAGCAACGACGGGGCCAAAGGCAACTTCTCGAACTCACGTCTGTCTCTGATCGAGTTCCGTCGCAGGGTGTCGGCTTGGCAGCATTCGGTGATGGTGTTCCAGATGTGCCGCCCGGTCTGGGCGCGGTTCATGGATGTAGCCGTGCTTTCAGGAGAGCTGCGGTTGCCGGGCTACGACCGTCGCCGCGCCGAATATCTCGCCTGCAACTGGCTGCCGACAAAATGGGATTGGGTCGATCCGCTGAAAGACGCCAATGCCGAGATTGCCCAGATCGAGGCCGGGCTGAAATCGCGGACCCAAGCCATCGCCGAGCGTGGTTATGACGCCGAACAGGTCGACGCAGAGATTGCCCGCGAACGCGACCGCGAAAAGCGGCTGGGGCTCGACTTCCGCCGCCCCGGCTCGCCTGCGCAAGCACCGGGTGGTGATCCGAACGCCGCCGACCAGAACCCTCCGGATCCCAACCAGGACCCGACCGAAGCCATCACCCCACAAGAGGCGACATGATGTTCCATGCGCAGATCGCCCAGCGGGCGTTCAATACGCCGCTGCTGGTGGAACCGTCCAAGGCTATGGCGTTTCTGTCCGGGCTGGGGCCGCGCATCACCGGGCGGCAATTGCGCATGGTCGGTATGGAGGTCGCGCCTGAAGGTGCGGCCCATGCAGCGATGCCAGCCCGCACCGGGATCCTGACCAACGGTTTTGCCGAGCAATATCAGCGCGACGGCCAAGCGCCATTCGTGCTGCAAGACGGCATCGCAGTCATCGAAATCTCCGGCGTGCTGGTTCATCGCGGGGCATGGATTGGTCAGTCCTCGGGCCAGACGTCCTATGAAGGGATTGCCGCCCAGCTTGCCGCTGCCGCGTCCGACCCTGCGGTGCGTGGCATCGCTTTGGAAATCGACAGTTTCGGTGGCGAGGTGGCGGGCGTGTTCGATCTGGCGGACGCGATCCGCACCGCGCGGGCGACGAAACCCGTTTGGGCCTTCGTTGCGGAACACGCCTTTTCGGCGGGCTACGCGCTGGCCTCGCAAGCTGACCGGATCATCCTGCCGCGCACCGGTGCGGCCGGCAGCATCGGCGTCGTTGTGATGCATGCCGATCTGAGCGGCCAGCTGTCGGACGCAGGCGTGACCGTCACCCTGATCCACTCCGGCGCACACAAGGTCGACGGCAATCCCTACGCGCCTCTGCCCGATCCGGTGCGGGAGCGCATTCAGGCGGAAATCGACAGCATCCGCACACTGTTTGCCGAAACCGTCGCAGCAGGTCGCGGTTGCCGTCTGAGCGCCGAAGCTGCATTGGCCACCGAAGCCGGATGTTACCGCGGCGCGGAAGCGATCGCGGCCGGGCTGGCCGATGAGGTCTCCGACCCGGCTTCCGCCTTTGCCGCCTTCGCCGACGCGGTGAACGGACGCCGCAATGCGCGAAGCACCACTCGCCCCCAACTGATCAAGGAGTTGACCATGAAACCCATTGCCATGATTGCAGCCGCCGACCCCGTCCCCGATGAAACTGAAAGCCAAACGGCCCCGGTGCCAGCACTACCGTCGCCCGCACCAGCCAACCCCACGCCCGTCACACCGGCACCAGGTCCGGTCCCGACCGAAGCGGCAACCGCCGTTGCCCTCGCGCGGGCAGAAGCGGCGGAATTGGCGGGGATCGGAGCACAGGCGGCGCGGCTGGGCCTGGTGATTGATGTGGCCGAAGCCGTCCAGAAAGGCATCGCACCCGACGCGTTGCGGTCTTCCGTCCTGAACCAGCTGGCCGCGCGCAGCGATGCCGTCGCCATCGCCGTGGTGCCGCCGCCCAAATCCGCTGCCCCGGAAAGCCCCCTGCTGGCCGCCGTCAAACGCGCCACCAGCGTCGCCAAATCTGCCTGACGCTGAACCCCGAAAGGATCTGAACCATGCCCACGCTCACTCAAGCGCCCTCGCAGGGCGATGTCGTCAAATTCCAAATCAACCCGAACTACAACAACGAGGCTGTCACCTTGCTGCTTGGCACCAATTACAAATCCGGCTCCGTGCTGGGCAAGATCACTGCCAGCGGCAAATACAAGCTTGCGGTCGTGGGTGCGGTGGATGGTTCGGCCGTCGCGGTGGCGGTGTTGCTGAACCCGGCCGATGCCACCTTGGCGGATGCCACCGGCATCATTCTGGCGCGCGGCCCCGCTATCGTGTCCAGGGCCGCGCTGGTCTTTGATGTCTCGGTCAACACCGTCCCGCTGACCGCCAGCAAGTATGCCGAATTGACCACCGTCGGCATCGTGCCGCGCACCACCGCCTGATCCCCCAACCCCCGGAGACACCCAATGAACGCTATCATCCGCAACCCTTTCGACCTTGGCGGCTATTCGTTGGCCGAGATGACGCAGGCCATCAACATTCTGCCCAACCTCTACACGCGTCTCGGCCAGATCG